GCCACCCGCTCGCGCATGGCACCAACACGAAAACCGCCGCCGGTTCGATAACTTGTTGCGGGTCGCCACGTCATGGGTAGCTGCTCCGCATGTTCTTCGCCACCAATCGCTCGTACGCCGTTTGATTCTGCGTGTAATCTGGCGTCATCATGTCGCGCTGCTCAAACTCATTTGCCACCAGTAGCAATAATGCACTTTTCGCCCAGCCTGGCACCGTGGTCGAATCATCGTGCGAACCGAGCACATAAGTAATCGTCACATCATCCCACCGGCCGGCTGTGGCTGGCCAGGTCTGCATGTATCCCAGCCGCAATTGCCCGCGATTGCCATCCAGTTGGTAGATCGACGACGATAGCGTCTGCAGCACATTGCCCGAATCGTAATAAGTAATCGACGTGATCGAGTTGATCGGCCGATGCGGGAACTGCATCTCGGTCAACATCGGCACAGTCAGAGCCACCGTGCGTTTGATAAAATAAACGCTGATGTCCCGTTCAAACTGATTACGAGCCGACTCGATTTTTCCCGCTAGTTCCACGTCGTGATTTGTGTCCGCCGACGGAATGTTCAACTGTCTTTTCACTTCGTGGATGGTGATCGGCTCCGTCACCGGCTCCACTGTCGTCACCCACCGCGGCGTCTGTGTCAGGTTCGACATTTTTTGCAATCCCCCGTTTAATCAACAACAACGCCGAACCCTTGTGCATCGCCGTGAACTTTTTCCCGACACGCCAGTTGCGCCATGGCTTAATCAACTGTACATTCACGCTGCTCGCTCCAATCTTTCGGGTACATGTGCTGTAACTGCATGTCCGAATCGAAAACTGTAATAACCTCTTCTAGGTGCCCGAGACGACAACCTGGGTCGACAAACGCTTTCATGCCGGCCGTCTTCCATTGCTTCCAGAAGAAGACGTCATCATCAATCTTGTCACCGTCCCACCGCCCCTGTGCATTCGGCTGGCACCAAAACCAAGGCTTTGGCACCTGAGCTAATTTTTTCAGGTCAATCACCGTTAGTCCGAAGTGTGCTGAGTCAACTCGGATTGGGTAGCCGTTCCAATCCACCTCTCGCTCGCCTTCGCTTCGTGCCGCCAGCAAATCGCCACAACCGCGCTTGGGTTGCACCGCGGCCAATGCGTCAATCTCGTCATGTTCGACGACAATTGACAACAATCGCTCAACATGCCGTGCAGTAAACATCGAATCGAAATCTACGGTCAGTGCGTAATCCACCGTTCCGACAATAGACTCCAGCATGTGCTGCATGCACTGGCCGTAATACACTCCTCCGCTAACCGTCAACGGGATGCCGCATGACTTCAACGCCAACTCGATATAATTCCGTGCGTACACGGCCTCATATCTTGGGGCTGTCATCAATGCGGCTACCGACACAGTCTTGCTAATCGTTTCCATCCGTTTTCGCTCCGGTGGTTATGTTTAACTGAAAAACCAAACTTATCCGATGACTACGTTGGGACCGTAATCACTGTCGGTTCCGCTCATCACTACCTTATGCAGCGATGCCACGGCCGAAGAGATCACGGCACCCGCTGTCGCAACCGTGTCGGGCGTGACAGTCAGACGAATCAATTTCTTGCGGCCTTCGCAATCAATATGGCTGGTGGCTACGGTGGCTGCTGTGTTGTCGACCGTGCGATTGAAAGTCGCGTCGAACGTAGCAAAATTGGTCACGACGGTATCATCTGATTCACTCAACTGGATTGCAACGTTGGTCGAATGTGTGCTGGCTTCGGCGCTGATTGCCACACGGATGGTGGCGTAATTGGCGTCAGAAATATCCAGGTTTGCCGTGCGTTCGGTAGTGGCTGCGGTAATCGGAGCCAGCAGCACGCTGTCGACGGTTGTGGACGGTTTCATTTTTTGGAATCCTTATCGAATGATTTGTTAATTTGAAAGGTGCTTGCCGACCACCGAGGCGGCCGGCAAGCGGGCCCACCGGAGCGAACGATGGATTAGGACGCGGTTTTCAATGCGATGATAGGACGAGTGCGGATGGTATCGCCTCGTTCATGCACACTGATTGCCACTCGCTCAGTGGTCTTAATGCCGATCAAATCGTTTTCGAAATAGCGTTCCAAACTGACTTCGGTCCGCATCGATCGACGCGTGCCGTACGTCGCACCCAAACGCAAATCGCCGAAGTAGGCAATGATCGTGGAAGCCAATGCACTGGTCGTGCTCGGCAGCACTTGGCTAAACGTCACTGGATAACCAAGGAACATCATCTGCGGGCCGTTAGCCAGCGTGATGTTGGTATTGCCACCTGCCGCATCAACCAAGCGAGCCATTGACGCCCAGTAAACCGCACTGTGCACAAACCAACGTGGGCTTGCACCTGGGTACTGCGGATACATCCCGAGTAACGCCTCAAAGTCCGCCATATCCAGCGACAATGCGGAGTTATTGCCGGTGTCAGCCGTCGACACTGCATTGGCGTGCAATGCGTTTTTCAGACCCAATACCCCGCCATACGTGCTCGTCCCGTCGCCGTTGAATCCAGCTTCGTCGATCTTGTCGGCCATCGCGTACGCCATCGACTGCGTAATCATGTCGCCGACTTCAACAACAGCATCCTCATCCAATTCTCGGGAAACTTTGGTCAACGCTGCTAGCTTGCGGGCCATCAACTCAGTGGCACCCAGAGTGGCATCGCTGGCAGTAATCTCCTGCAATTCACCAACCCAGTAGGCAGTCACATCAGATAGCAACCGAGGCACTGTGATGATGTCCGATCCCATCGGAACGCGGTTGGCGTACTGTGGGAAAACGCCACGCTCTTCACGCAATCGAATCAGCGTTGACTGCATTTCGTCTGGCACCAAAAATCCGCCGGCCGAGTTTTCGCTAGTGCTCATCGCACCTTGGACCTGCAGCCCGTGATTGCGACAGAATGCGATTGCCGATTCGTTTTTGTAGATGCCAGCCAGGATCACGTTACCGGCGATGAAGGCATCGCGCTGAGCAGTCTCACCTTCGAACGCACGCAGTTTGCCGTGTACCCGCGCCTTAGCTGGGATCTTGATTGCACCGAACCGAGTGGAACTGCCAGAGAGATTGGCGGAGGTGTCGAGCGCGCCGGCTTCCTGCAGGTGCTCGTTTTCGATTTCCTCGTACCGCTTGGCCGCACGCTGTTGACGCTCGCGGTCAATCTTGGTGGCGGTCTTGAGTTGCTTGTTAAGTTGCGGGATGAGCGTGTCGGTGATCTCAGTCACACGGCACGTTTCTTCTTCGTTCAGGTCGCGATCTTCGCGTTCGCTGACCGCAATGATGGCGTCTAGCTCGTCGCGTAGTTCGCCAATGTTTTCTTTGATCTGATGCGCGGCACGCATGACTGTTACCTCTTAATTAGGCAAGCCATACGTCCACAAAAAAAGCAGCGTTGGCTTGCAAAAGTGAAACGTGATAAAACGCTTCCTTCTGCTTGCCCGTGCTGCTAAAGAGAACTGACGGTCAGCGGTCGGATTGAATTTTTGCGGGTCTTTCCCGCGTGCTGTTTTTAATCTAGCAGATGTGGATAAGTTGTCAAGAGAGTTTTTTGCTTAGAGACGGTTGTACGTCAGTTCGTCTTCTAGAATCTCCAGTTCGCATCTAGTTTCCCGGTCTTGCGTCACCTCGAAGTCCCAGAGTTTCCTACGCCACCACGCGTCGAAATCCTTCAGGAAGTCAGGTTCGGGGCGAGCGATTATGTCGCGGACGAACGGCAATGGCCCGGCAGGGACTGGGTCTGGCGGTATTTCGGGCAGAGGGCCGCTATAGGCAAGGCAGGCTGTGTCGACAACGTATAGGTGTTCGTTGCCGAATACATGCCGCCGCAGACGAAGAATCGTATACTCCGTAATTTGGCATGGCGGATATTCGCCGTCGCCCTGAACGAACTGCAGCCTTGGTGATTTTATAGTGGACCAACGATGGCGATCGTTTGGTATCTCACGAATGTCGCCAGCTTTCGGCCCGTCCATGAATTTGACTCTCATACGCTCGCCCTTATAAAACCTCTCGTCTCGCTGACGTTCCTTGGATTATCCGTCAGCTTCCAGTGCTCGATATTCTTGAACCCAGCCGCCTCCACCAGTCCACACCAGCCACGAAGCGTGCCGACCCACCAATTACTGTGGTTTAGCCCGTACTCGTCATGCGGAAAGAACTCAAACGCACAATCGGCTGCGGTGTAGATGCGATCGCTGTAAGCCGACTTGCAGCCGTCGAGAATAGCGGTTTCGATGTGGATAGTGCCGCCAGAATCGCAGTAGTCCCGCAAAATCTCAAGTGCCAACAGCGGGCTCCGCAAATGGTAAAGAACTCCGAATAGAAAAATACAGTCGTACGTGCATGCTTGAAACGTATCGGCGAACACTGGATTCCACGCGTTGATTTTTGGCAGGTTGTAAACGCTGGTGTCGTACGTGCAGCACTGATCCTCGGTCAGTCCCAGTGCTTCGCGGCAAAGATTGAATGTTCGCCATTTCTTAGATCGATCAGCATTCGTGACCGAGCCAACCGTGTCGGAAAAGTCGTCGATCGCAACCACCGCAGCACCACGTTTCACAGCCTCAAACGTCCAGTAACCATCCCACGCGCCGACGTCGAGCACCGTCTTTCCGGCCAGGTCGTCGGGTATGCGATAAGCCGCTGGATCGATCGGGGCCCAGCCAGGCGTTACGATTCCGTACGGCAAATCTATTCTGTGATACCAATACGGCACCGCATCGACGGCCGCTTGTAATTCTTCTTTTGTCACCGTTTTCGCTCCGGTTTTTAAGGAAACACACGAATAAAATCGCCATTAACTTCTATAACAACCTGTGTTTTGAAATACTTAAACCCGACTTTGCCCCTTGTCTGCTTCATCGCCTGCAAACATCGCGATTTGGCTACTTTTAGCGATTTTGTCTTTGAGTCGGTTTTCCATACAGAAGAGGTGCCGTTTTTGGACTGGATTAAATATGTTTGCCTCACCGTTTTCGCTCCGGTTAAAACTTAAAACTTACACATGTCGGCCACCTTAGCCGACATCTTCTTTGCCGCGGTAGTGCTCAGACACTTACGGTCGATCCCCACCGACAGCAGGCTATCGTCCAGCCTGGCTGCCTGGTTGTCTTTCCGCAGTTGCTTCAGGGAATCGGGAATCTTGCTACAGAAGCGATGCAGTGAATCCATAACTGGCTGTACGCTGCGACCCTGTGCATATTCCTCAACCGAATCAGCAAAGCCCGCGTCAACCGCCTCCCGGCCGGCGTACCAGCTTTCCTCAGCCATGATGGCTAGAATATCGTCATCGCTTTTTCCGCTGCGTTTGGCGTAATCAGGGATCATCCGCAATGCGTATTTGTCCAGCGTTTCGGCATCTTTGCGCAGCGCCGTCGCATTTCCCATTGTGATCGTCCACGGATCGTGAATCATCACCATCGCGTTGGAGGCAACCCGCCGCTCTTCACCAGCCTGCAGCAAATACGAACCCATCGAAGCGGCCAACGAATCAACCACAGTGGTCACACCTCCCTTATGCCGCGTCAGTGCGTTGTATATCGCGATCCCTTCGTCGACGGAGCCACCCGGCGTATTCAGTCGCACCGTAACGTGCTTGCCCTTCATTTGGTCCAGTGCATTTGTTACCGTCTGTGCGTCGATCAGCCCCCACCATGCGGGCCCCAGTTCATCGTAAATACTGATTTCACTGGTGTCCAAATCATAGCTAAACATGGCTTAAGTCTCCTAGGGTATTGGCGCGTGCCTTCCAGTTCGACACGCATTTAGTAACATTCTCAACTAGCGTTTCCTTGGTACAACCACCGCAATCCTGAATCAATCTCCGCCTGCTTTCTTCGCAGTGAAGGTTCGACAGTTCCCTGTCGATACCAATCTCTTCGAGACGATCCGCAAACTCCGCAATCCATTTTTTCTCATAGAAATTATTCATCCATTTGAGGAAATCAGTTGACTTGGCTGCACCCGATTCGATCCTTCTGGCCTCGACACCAATCAGATGCGCAATCCTGGCACGCACCGCTTGCATCGCCGCCTGATTCGGATTGTCGCTCGATGGCGGATCGTCGGCCGTGGTTTCCGTCTTCTTTTCCTCAGTGTCGCCAGGTGTGATCGCGGGATTCAAATACTCGTCGCCACCCTCTCTCGGGTTCAGATCCAGTTTCGCACGAGCCTCGTTCGGACTGATGATCGTCGCCGCAATACCCTGCGCCAACGATTCCACCGTCGTCTTGTAGTCGCTCTTGAGCAATGCACCCGTGTTGAAGCGGATGTAATGCGATTCCAATTTGAATTGCCGATCTGGCAGCAATTTATACTCGCACTCCTCCTCCCATCGCTTCAGCCAACGATTGAGGCAATTCATCAGGTAGGCCAGCAGCTTTTGCTCTAGGCTGTTGTACGATACGCTCGAGTCATCACCTAAGATCTGCTCCAGTCCCAGCCACAGTGCCGCGTCCTGTCGCGCAAATTTACGCTGGTCGATCATCTCCGCATCTTTGTTATTCATGGCCAGCAGATTGGCCTTCATCCCCTCTCGCAACATGCCGACTTTCCCAGCCTTGTCTGGGCTGTTGTGCCGCTTCTCGAAAAACTCTAGGAACTCTTCCGCGTCCTCTTGTTTGCGGAACATATTGACCGGAGCCTCGAGCATCAACGAACCGGAAAAACCTTTTTCCATCTGCGTGCTCAGCCTCTTTTCCATGCCGATCGCAATCCCCAAATTCCGCCGCCCAACGTCCTTTAGCGCAATTCCGGATATTCCGTCCGATGACAGACCAGGGATGTGCAACACGTCCACATCGTCGATCACAATCAACCCGTCTGCCTTGCCCTCCGCAGCCGGAGTGAAGAATTTCCGGATACGATCATCGACATGCGGCCGAGTCACGTGGAACTTTTCGCCATCCATCATCCCGGTGCCGCTACACTCTGGCAGCATAGGAATCAGCTCAGTAATCCGATTGCCTCTCCGCACGATTGCCGCGCGGCCGTTACCATCCAGGAGGGAATGCACGCTCAACTGCTCACGAAACACAGTCGGCGTCTGGTACTTATTCGGCCGACGCATCAGCAATTGATACGCATTATGGTTGCGATCTTTTGAACCGCCTACTTTCTCGCCGTCTTCATAGGTCGCCTTGAACACGTTCATTGGCAACTGCGACACGTGACCAGAGATGCGTGATACACCGTTCCAAACAGCAGGCAAAGTGAGCGTATCGCGAGCGGTCAGCCGTGGACCGTCGGTCCCGTTGAACAGGTCGAGCAGCCAACGCATTGGGTTTCTAAACGAACTCAGATCCATTTGGCTTTCCTAAATGTACAT